GCCGGCATTTCGATTATCCAGGACTATAAAATTATTATTCACCCTAGGTGTGTTAATTTCATTACAGAAATTAGTAATTACACATGGGATAAAGATAAGTTCGACAATGCGATAAATAAGCCTATAGATGATTTCAACCATTTAATGGACGCCATGCGTTACGCTATGGAAGAATTTGACGGACGTAAAGGTGTTCGCATATTGAAATAAGGAAGGTGAAAGATTGGATATTGAATTAATTAAAAAGCTAATTAAAAAGCACATGCCTCGACATGGTGATGTTATTTCACAAATGATGGTATCTGAACGCTATTACATGGTAGATAACGATATTAACTACCTAAAAGAAAAACCTAAAAGCCAGGAAGAGGCACAACGAAAAGGCGACACGTTTAATCCTATGCATCAAGCAGATAATCGTATCGCCTATTCTTTTTACCCTTTGTTAGTGGATCAAAAAACCGCATACATGTTTACAGCGCCACCTATATTTGACGTTAAGAATGACTCGTTAAACGATGCTATTCTTAAAGATTTAGGCGATGCTTACGAAAAGAAATGTAAAGATTTATGTGTTAAAGCAACAAATGGAGGTATCGCTTGGGTTCATTATTGGATAGATGAAGATAAGAACTTTCAATGGGCCACCATTCCGGCAACTCAAATCGTACCTGTATGGAATAATCATATCAATACTAAATTAGAGGGCGTGTTTAGGGTATATGAAGACACAAACGAAGCAGGCGAAAATATCACGGTGTATGAATTTTGGAACGATAAGGAAGTTCAAGCCTTTTCTATTCGAAGTGGTGATGTAGTAGACCAGCTCCAACCTTATTTAGCGTTTGCAATGATTGACCCTACTGGTGCTATGGTTGAAGTCGATACTATGCCACATGATATGGGCGCAGTTCCTTTTATTCCGTTTGCTAACAATGCTACATATACGCCTGATTTAAACCGTATTAAGAAACTTATTGATGTGTATGACAAAACATACAGCGGTTTCTTAAATGACCTTGAGGATGTGCAAGAGGTCATTTTTGTACTAACTAACTATAGCGGTGAAGATTTAGCTGAGTTCTTAAACGGAATGAAGAAATATAAGGCAATTCAAATGGACTCTACTGGTCCTGATGATAAAAGCGGTATTTCTACATTAACGATTGATATTCCAATTGAAGCACGCAAAGAACTGCTCGATATTACTCGCAAAGCTATTTTTGACATGGGGCAAGGTGTGGATCCACAGCAACAAGGATTAGATGGAACGAGTGGCGAGGCAATGAAGTTCTTGTATACGTTGCTTGAATTAAAAGCTGGCATGATGGAAACAGAATTTCAGTTAGGATTTAATCAACTTATCCGTGCTATTTGCAAATTTCATGGCAATGATAAGGTGACTATTAATCAAACATGGACTCGTACATCAGTTAAGAATGATAGTGATTTAGTTAACATGTGCTCTCAATCTATGGGAGTTGTTTCTAAACGTAGTATTCTCGCTCATCACCCATTTGTTGAAGATGTAAACGAGGAACTTAAACAAATTGAAGCCGAAGAGGCAGAATCTAACAATGGTATTTATGACGATTGGCAACATGAACATCATGACGATGGCTCTATGAACGACCATGACGATGATGAACACGAAGACCAATAGTCATATATATAAATTTAATCTCTAGTAACTCGTGGCAGGTAAACCACGGTAAAAACCGGATAGGAGACATTACATGACACTGAAAGAATTATTACAAAAATTAGGCATTGCGGAAGATAAAATCGAAAACGCAACGCAAGAATTTAAAGCATTCTTGGATGGTGAATATGTACCTAAATCGCGATTTAACGAGGTTATCGCGGAAAAGAAAAACCTTGAAACCACTGTTGCAGATCGTGATAAGCAGTTAAAGACATTAAAGGACAGTGAGGGTGATATTACAACTCTTAAAGATAAAATCACTAAACTGCAAGCCGAAAATAAAGCTAATGCTTTAAAGGCAGAGCAAGATTTGAAGAATTTAAAAATATCTACTGCTGTTCAATTAGCAATCGGTGATACGGCTCAGGACGCTGAACTCGTAGCTAACTTGATTGATAAGTCTAAACTCATTCTTGGTGAAGATGGCAAAGTAACTGGTTTGAACGAACAATTAAAGGAACTAAAAACCAATAAATCATTCTTATTCAAACCGGAAGGCGACCCTAAATTCAAATATGACCCTAACAAGGGAAGCGGTACGCCTACAAATAACCCATTCTCTAAAGAACATTACAATCTAACGCAACAAGCGGAACTATTTACTAAAGACCCTGTTAAGGCTAAACAATTAGCAAGTGAAGCAGGTGTTGAAATTAATTTTTAACCCTAGGAGGTAACTAATGGGAACAACTTTACAAGACATTATTAACCCTACGCCGTTTTTTGCGAACTATGTTGTAAATCGTACGGCTGAATTGTCTGCTATTTTCCAATCCGGCATTATCACTCGCGACTCTCAATTCGACAAATTAGCAAGTGAACCAGCACAAGTACATAACATGCCATTCTTTAACGATTTAACTGGCGACTCTGAAGATGTAATTGAAGGTCAAGACCTTACAGCAGCAAAAATCACATCCAATAAAGATACGTCCACTACAATTCGACGTGCTAAAATGTGGAGCTCCACAGACTTGGCTGCTCAATTAGCTGGTACTGACCCTATGAAAGCTATCGGTGATTTAGCTGCAGGCTTTTGGGCTCGCGACCATCAAAAGGAATTGTTGAATATCCTTGATGGTGTATTTGCATCTACTAGCATGACAGACCATATTTTAGATATTTCCGGTAAAACAGGTAAAGCGGCTAACTTCTCCGGCGAAGCGTTTATCGATGCGATGCAACTTATGGGTGATGCACGTAACTCTTTGACTGCAGTTGTAATGCATTCTGCTACAAAATCTTATCTCGATAAATTGAACTTGATTCAAACTATCCGTCAATCTGATGCAACTTCCTTCGATTACTATATGGGCCGTCGTGTAATAGTTGATGATGGTTGCCCTGTTGATACAGATAAGTACACTACTTACTTATTTGGTGAAGGTGCTATCGCATTTGGTGTTGGTAATCCAGTAGGTTTAAAACAAGCAGCCGTAGACCGCGACGAAAAGAAAGGTTCCGGTGTTGACTACTTGATTATGCGTAAAGCATTTATCATGCATCCACGTGGGGTAGCATGGCAAAATACAACTCGTGCACATGCTGAATCTGTATCTCGTGCAGAATTGAAAGATGCAGGTAACTGGAAACGTGTATATGAACCTAAACAAATTCGCATTGTTAAATTTACTCATAAATTAGGTTAAGGGGTGTAATTATGGGCGCTGATTCATATTGGGCTAGGAGAAGCACTGAACGCGAGGAAGAATGGAATAAGAAAAGCCAGGATACCGTTGAAAAAGAGCTTGCTGCTCAATATGAACGGTCAGCTCAACGCATTCAAGCTAACATTGAACAGCTTTATGGAAAGTTCGCTAATGATAATGGTATATCCATTTCAGAAGCTAAAAAGTTAATCAATGGTCCTGAGTTTAGAACTTGGAAAAAAGACGTTGAAGAGTACATGAAAGAGTATAAAGAAACTGGTAATCCTAAAACATTACTGGAATTAAATACTCTTTCCATGCGTTCTCGTATATCAAGGCTAGATAAGTTGTACGGCGATACACTTATTGAGATAGATAAGCTAGGGCAAAAGACAAATGCATCGATTACAGGTTTTCTAAAGTCTGCATACAAAGATAATCGGTTACATTCTGCATATGAACTAGCTAAACGAGGGCAAGGCCCTTTAGGCGTCGCTGTTGATAACAAACATGTTGAAAGTGTGTTACGCACTCCGTGGAGTGGTAAGAATTATAGTACTCGTATTTGGGATAACTCCGATAAGCTATCAAAGACTATTCAAGAGGTTGTAGTTAGTAATGTACATCGAGGAACATCAGTCGAAAAGCTAGCTAAAGAAGTTCAAGAACGTATGAACGTATCAAAGAATAACGCTGTTAGACTAGTTAGGACTGAACTCAATTATGTTCATAATCAAGCTACATTAGACTCTTTAAAATCTGCCAATATGGAGTACTTTCAATTCATAGCGACTATAGATAAGCGAACATCTTCGACTTGCCGTGAACACGATAACAATATATATCCTGTTGCCGATGCTGAAGTAGGAACGAATGTTTCGCCTCTACATCCACGATGTAGATCCACAATAGCAGGTACGCTAGATAAGAAAGCGACTAGCGGTTCTCGTACTGTTAAAATGGCAAAAGCTAATAAGAACGAGCCTACACGATACGAGAAAGTGCCTCGAAATATGGATTATGACAACTGGAAAGCAGTATATGTTGATAAGTCAAAATCGTTTACCGAATGGCGACGTGAACTAAAACCATTAACTACTATTAGCAAGGGGAATGAAATAACCATTAGGAAAGCACAGGATTTAATTAACGTTGAAATGGGCGAAAAAAGAGTTAATGCTGCTATTCAATTCTTTGATGAACCTAATTTGACGGAGCATGAGCGAATGCGTAAAAACCTTATACCTGCATCAGATTCTTTCTTAAAATTGGTTGTTTTACAAGAATTAAATGCTAGTAGATTAAAGTACCATAAAAAAGCCCTTGAAGAGTTTGAAGAGCTTGGTTATACTTTAGGTAAAGACAAGGAAAAAAGATGGTTTTCCGACCCGGACTCAAACGGGCAAGAGTTCCCTTTGTATCCTACTAATGATGGTGCAATCGGTAAAACTTGGCCTGAAATATTGGCGGTAGGAACTAAAATAACTCGATATGGTAGAACCACAGGAAAATATACTGCACCGGTAGGAACTCCATTCGTAAATAGGGCTATGCCTTATACTGAAACAGAATACTCTGATACTGAACATCAGTATATAGTTGTTAAGCCACTACCAGTACAAACTAGCGTTATTGCACCAGCGTTTAATAAAGTTGGTGGCGGAATTCAGTATAAAACCAAAGAAAGTATTCAGTATTATTTAGATGAAGGCTATTTGAAGGAGGCTGATTAGTATGACAATTAAAGAAGTTAAAGCTTTATTGCTAAAAATCGGCGTACCTAAAAGCTCATATAATATTGATAACAGTCCTACACCTATTGTGCCAGGTACAATCATTATTGAAAGAATTCCTAAAGGGTTTTCTGTATATTGGACTGAAAGAAATGAAGTTTTCGAACAGCGAGATATAGCAGATGAACAAGAAGCTGTTAATTATTTCTTACATTTGTTAGAGGGTAGTTCTAAAGCTTACAGAAAATATATTGCGAATCATGTTGCATAAGCACCCAAATAAAAAGGGTGCTTTTTTAATACAAAAAAGGAGGTGAACTATGGGGAATGTTAAATATCTAGATTTTGATGATGCGAAAAAAGGCATTATTGACGCCACTCATCGACTTATATCAGTTATTGATAGTTTAAACGATGCGAATTATGATACATATTTAGATGTATTCGCAGAAAAGTTTATCCTTGATTGTATGGACTACTGCCATAGAACGGACTTTCCAAGAACGTTGATTTATACTGCTTCTGAATTAGCTGTTAAATATATCAAAGATAAGTTTAGTGATACGCATGGCCCTTTAAAATCGTTAAAAGAAAACGATGTTGAGTTCACATGGGCTGTTGAGGACGTATCTCCTATTGGCTGTATTAGCGAAAAGGACTTTGAAAGCATCCGTACTAAACTGAATCTATACAGAAAAGTGGTGTGGTCGAATGGCTAATGCATACGGCAAGCTACTTGCGGATATTATGTACAAAGATACATGTACAATCTCACGGCAAATGGCAACTACTGACGATATAGGTGCTGATGTGTACGAATTAACAGCAGTATACAGTGATGTACCATGTAGATTAGGTCAAATAGGTCAATCTGCTAGTACTAATGGAACCGAAACAGCCAGCACATTTACATTAAGCGATAGATTGCGTTTGTGCTTATCGCCTGAATACGATGTTAAACCTAATGACATAATCTCTATTTCACACGAGGGGCAAACGTTTGTCATGCGTGCTGATACGCCGTTTAAGTATATGACACATCAAGAAATTAAGTTATTGAAAGACGGTGAAGCATAATGGGGGTTAAGTTAACAGGGTTTGATGAACTCATTCAAAAGTTCTCCGATTCATTAGGTGAGTATCCTGAACACGTTGACACAGTACTCGCTCAAAGTGCTGAACTCATGATTAACGATGTTAAGATGAAAACTCCGTATATTACTGGTGTTCTTCGCGATGGGTGGCATCGTACAGGGGTTATGAATGGTAAAGTTGAGATCTATAATAATACCGAGTATGCGAATCATGTAGAATATGGACATCGTACACGCAATGGCGGGTATGTTAAAGGCCGTAAAATGTTACATCGCTCAATAGTTGGAATGCGTAGTCAATTCGCTAGGAATGCGAGAATTATATTAAGGAACTTAACCAATGATTAAATTAAGGGCGATACAGAAGGCTCTAGTCGATCTGTTAAAAAGTAAATATCCTAATTATAAGGTGTATTTCGACAACATAGAAAAGTCGAATGCACCTTATTTTTATATCGAAATGTTCGTCCGGTCCGGTGTTGGTGATTATACATACTTTGATAGGACTGTACAGGTTGATATAACCTTTAGGCCTATTGAGGATAAATACGGACGAATTAAACGCTCTGAACTATATGAAATGTCTGATAGTTTAGAGTGCTTATTTAGACCAGTGCTTAAAGTAGATGATAGATACATTACTATTAACGACTTTGAACATACATTCATAGATGAAGTATTGCACTTTATCTTTAACCTAGAATTTGAGGACGCATTCACAGATGAAGAAGTAGGTTTCATTCGAAATGAAGTCGCTCAAACTCTTACTTTTAGCCTTAATGGTATTAATTTAACCGAGGAGGTAACTAATGGCTAACGAAACCGAAAAATTTGGCTTACCACAGGTCTTAATCGACTTTAAAACCAAAGGCATTACAGCTATTAAACGTTCTGCACGTGGCGTAGTTGTATTGATTTTAAAATGCGAAAGCACTGACACATCAAATAAATATAAAATTTCTGATGTATCTGAAATTCCGGAAGGTGTATTTGATGAAGTAAGTACGGATCTTATCAAGAAATGTTTAGACGGTACTCCTTTACGCATCTTGGTATACACATTACCTAAAGCAAGCGTTCAAGCACCTAAAAATACACAAGCTACATTGTTAAAACAGTTGAAGCATATTCGCTATAACTACATCGCAGCTCCTACTGGTACATTGCAAGACCAACAAGACTTGGCGTCCTACATTAAAGCAGAACGCAATAACAGCCGTAAAACAGTTAAAGCAGTTGTTGGTGGTGTAGCGGCAGACCATAAAGGCGTTGTTAATTTCTGTACAGAAGAAATTAAAGTTGCTACAGGTCAAAATACAGCCGGTAAAACTACATACAAAACATATACTCCAATTGAATATACGGCTCGTATCGCTGGTATTTTAGCAGGCTTGGCATTGGACCGTTCCGCAACATATTTTAAATTGACTGAAGTTGAGTCTGTTAAAGTGTACGAAGACTTGAATGACCGCATTGATAAAGGCGAATTGCACTTATTCGACGAAGAAGATGGCGAAGGTGTTAAAATCGCTCGTGCTTGCAACTCTTTGCAAACATTCACAACTGATGAGGGCGAAGAATTCCGTAAAATCAAAATTATGGAAGGCGTGGATATGGTTACGGACGATGTTCGCGATACGTTCAAAAAATACTATGTTGGTAAATACAACAATGACTATGACCATAAAATGCTATTCATTGGCGCTATCTTAGTATACTTTGGTCAATTGGCTGGTAACGTGCTTGATGGTCGAGCAGGTAACACAGTAGATATCGACTTCCAATTCCAAAAAGACTACGCAATTATTAAAGGTGAGGATGTATCTCAAATGACTGACATGCAAATTCGCGAATACAACACTGGCTCTCAAATCGGTTTATCCGGCAAAGTTAAATTCGTGGATGCTATGGAAGATTTGAAGATTACATTCACAATGTAATAGAAAGGAACTACAAGCATGAATAAAGACAAATTTACATTTGATTTACAAACGTTCGCTCGTGCTGCTGAAGACGTAAAATATCGCGGTCGCCGTCGATGGAACGGCTCTCACGGTAAATTGTGGCTTGATGGTGAGTTGGTATTTGAAATTGAAAGTTTTGAAGCTGGCGTTGAGTCTCAACGAGAAGATGTAATCATCGGCAACTCTGTTGACAGCAAGGTAACAGCACTCAAAGGCGAAGGCACAATTAAAATTAAAAACGTTATTAACCGCAATCATCGTAAATTGTTAGAAGAATGGAGCGCAGGCCACGACCCTCGAACTGTTCTTACTGGTTTACTTGATGATCCTGACGCAGTTGACGGTCAAAAAGAACGTATCACGATTGATAATGTTTGGTTTACTAAAATTCCTCTTATGAATTTCGAAAAAGGTAAAGTTGTTGAAACTGAATTACCTTTTGGCTTCACTCCTGAAGACGCACAATTTATTGAATCTATTGACTAATTGAAAGGAACTTAACTATGTCTATTTCTATTAATGAACTAATCGCTAAACGTGAAGAAATTAATGCTCGTAAAGCGCAAAAATTAACTATTGAAACCTCCATTGGTGAAGTAGTAGCGAAAAAACCTACTGCTTCTATTATGGCGGAAGCCCTTGGTCTTGAAAGTGATAACGATCAATATGTGGTGTATAACTGCATTGTTGAACCTAACTTGAAAGACAAAGAATTGCAACAAGCCTATGAATGCGTTGAACCTATGGACATCGTTGATAAAGTATTTGATGTTGGCGAAGTTAAAGCGATTAGTACTGTATTGATTGAATCTGTAGGTGCTGGTAAAAAACTCAACCACGCTATCATTGACGAAGCAAAAAAGTAATAAAAGAAGACTGGGAGGCGGCTACGGCCGCCTACTTAGTTTTAAAGGGTCATACGTTTGATTATTTCTTTGGACTCACTACAATGGAGAAAATTATGTGCCGAGTAGCGATGGAGAAAGAAAGAAAAGAACGTATCGAGGTTGCTAAAATTGCTATAAGGGAGGTACTAGGTGGCTGATACACAAAAATTAAGCGTTGAACTCTCTCTTGATGATAGAGGGTTTACGAAAGGGATACAAAAAGCCCAACAATCATTGCAAGGTTTAGTCAAATCAACTACTGGCTTATCTCCTGCCGTTTCGTCTGCTAGTAGAAATATGAGTACGGCTACAAGCTCTGTTAAAGGGGTGCAACAAGCCGCACAAAGTGCAACGAGTAGCATTACAAAGTTAAAGCAAGCCGGAAGTAATGTATCTGTTAATATCAAGGCTAAAAACAATGCAAGCTCTACAATCAGTCAAGTACAATCTCAATTAAATGGCTTTAAAGGAAAAGTATATACCGCTACGGTAGCAGTTAAACAAAAAATGACTGGTGCTGTTGGTGCTGCTTCTAATAAGTTAAATGGCGCTTTATTAGGTGTAGGTGCTCAAATGGCCGCTATGGGTGGCATTGGGTTTGGTATATTCGACGCTGTAAAAGGCTATGCTGATTTTGAGGAAGAAATGTCTGCTGTTAAAGCGATTTCAGGTGCTACGGCTGACGAGTTCCAACGCTTAAACGAAAAAGCAATTCAAATGGGCGCCGATACAAAATTCAGTGCTTTAGAATCTGCACAAGCATTTAAGTATATGGGTATGGCTGGTTGGAAAACTGAAGACATGATAGGCGGTATTGCCGGTATCATGAACTTAGCGGCCGCATCCGGTGAAGATCTTGCTATGACTTCTGATATTGTAACTGATAGCTTATCCGCTTTTGGTTTACAAGCAAGAGACTCGGCTATGTTCGCCGATGTATTAGCAGCTGCAGCTACTAACTCAAATACCAACGTTGCTATGATGGGCCAAACGTTTAAATACGCTGCTCCAGTAGCAGGTGCATTAGGGTTCAGTATTCAAGATACTGCTCTTGCTGTTGGCCTTATGGCTAACCAAGGCATTAAGGCCTCCGAAGCTGGTACATCGCTCCGTTCTATGATGACTCGATTAGTTAAACCGACAAAAGAGTCAGGGCAAGCAATGGATATATTAGGTCTTAGCATTACAGATTCAAACGGCAAGATGAAACCATTTAGGGATATTATCGCCGACATTCGCGAGGGTATGAAGAAATTAACTCCGGAAAGTAAAGCGGCGGTAGCTGGTATGCTTGCAGGTCAAGAAGCTATGTCAGGTCTATTAGCATTAGTTAACTCGTCGGATGGTGATTTCGATAAGTTGGCAGAGGCTATCGACAACTCAAATGGGGCTGCCGAACGAATGGCGAAGATCCGCATGGACAACCTAAAAGGCGACTTGGAACAACTATCAGGCGACTGGGATTCGTTCACTACTAAATTAATGAGCGGTAAAATTGGTGGCTTTAGGGATATTGTTCAAGGCGTTGACAACTGGTTTACAGGCTTTACTGAAAACGTTGAAAAGAACGGCTTTACAGTGAAATCTGTAATTGATGGCATTACATCTGCCATTAAAGAAATGGTTAAACAAACCGCAAAAATGGACGGACTACCGTCTATATTATCAACGGCTGCATTGGCTGCCCTTAGTGTTGGTGCTTTCAAAGTTGGTAAAAAGATTTGGGGTGCCGGCAAAGGTATTGCAGGTATGCTAGGCGGTAAAGGCGGTTCCGGTGGCGGTATTGGCGACGCTATGGGGGATGATACTACTATTCAATGCATTAATGTGTATGTCTATGGCAAGAACGTTTATGACGGTGGCGGTTATGGCCCAGGTGGAGGTAAAGGTAAGACTTCCAGTAAAGGTGGTAGCGTTGGTACTGTTCCACCTAAGACTACTGGCGGTGGTAAATTTGGCAAAGTAGGTAGAGGTGTATCTAAAGGGTTCGGCATTCTTGGAAAAGGTGCAAGCAAGTTAGGAGGTCTACTATCTAAAGTCGGTGGTAAAGCATTTTTACCTTTAACCTTAGCCATGGGTGCATACGATATGGCCAACTCTGATAACAAAGGGAGAACAGCTGCAGGTATTGGCGGGAGGCCTGCCCGGGGGGTTGGTGGGGGGAGCCTATAAGGAGATTCCGGACAAGCAAGG